TATAAGCATTTTGAGTTAACTCAATTTCATCTTTTTGTGATAAAGAATCTATATTAGGTACATAAGCTTTACCAATACCTGCTAGAGTAGCCAAACTCATTAATCCTCCTAAAGCCCATGTTTTCCATCCTTCTTCAAGATTTTCATCAGTTGATTCAGTAATCAAACCCGCTATTTTTTGCATGCGGATAAATTCTTCATTTAATGGTTGTTTCATAATTTATATTTTATTATATGTATGTCAAGATTTTTTCTCATTTTGATAATATAAATAACTTGATAGGAGGGAACCAATAACTCCTATTTTTTGGCGGATAAATATCCACTCATCTTTTGTGAATTTATGTGGTTTTTTAGTAAATGAAACAGATAATACACCGATAAATTTATCATCTAAATCATGCAAAGCCCAAGTATACCATGATTTTACATCATGTTCTTTTATCATATTAGATAATCCAAATTCATCATCTTGGGTACAGTCAAGTAAAGCTACTTCTCCGTCTTTATGGAGTTTAGATACAATTTTAGAAAATAATGATACTGGGATATTCTGAAAAGTGTTTTGGATTGAGGGAGTCTCTGAAGAGACTTTTTCATAAAAAATAGAGAATTTCTGGATTGATCTGCCTGTAGGGTAAAAATGTCCTCCGTTATGGAATTGGGCTAGCCATACTCTATCACATTCAAGTTCATCCATTACTATGTCTAGTTGATTATCTATCCGCTCATTGAACTCAATAGCTGCTGTTAGTTCAGAGGGTTTTTTATCTTTTTTCTGTAGACGATTTTTGACCCATTCTAAGGCTATAGGTCCGATAACAGCAGTTATAAATGCTACAAGTACAGTAATAATTCCAGTTGTCATTTTTTTAATGAATTTAAATAGTTAATGGTTTCCTCTAGGCTTTCAATAACCTTTTTACTAGAACCACCAACCCAACTTTCTACATCACCCTGTTCTGTGATAAATGAGCTATTTGAATCATCAACTTGGTCTTTAACCCAATCCCTAAAATTAACTATGACATTTTCAATTTCTGAATTATGTATTTGTTTATAGTATTCTTCCCAGGCTCCTATTCTTCTAAGTTCTGTTTCAAATTCTATAACACAATCAAAACATTTTTTATGTATATTAAAATATTCTTTATCAAAACGTTTTTTCATTAAATTATTACATGAGGGGCAAAACAAAGGTGTTAGATATGCTTTCTTAGCTTTATCTAACTTAGTTATATTTTGTTTAATGCCATTTTTAATAGTCCATTTTTTCCCGTTTTCTTCCCATGTATCTCCTTCTTCATAATGTTGGGTTGTCTTAGTATAGCCTATTTGGATACCTGTTTTATCTCCGTATTTTTTAGTGACTAGGTTTCTTAACCTGGCTATGTCTTTTTCTTTGAACTGTTTATTTAAAATATTTTCAGCCATAACTTAATCTAATTTAGGTACTGTTTGTATATGTAATATATATTTCTCTCTTATATTATCAAACAGATTGTGGGGAATATTCATTGATTTAGGATCATTTTCCCAATAGTAATCCCATTCTGATCTGTTTGCATGTTTAATTGCTTTAAGCACAATAGTGCTATTTCGTTTAATATACATTGTATGGTATCGTAAGTCAATTAATTTAAGTGAACTATCCCATGGTGTGATAAAGAGCAATCCGTTGTATTTAGCTGCTACTGTTAGCCAATTGTATAAACTGTCGATGTTAGTGTTTAATATAACTGTAGTTTGAGTTGTTTCTTGTATTTTTTCTCGTTGGGCAGCAAATACTCTGTTAATCTCATCTGCTTGAGATTTTAGCATGATAACTACTGTATCACCTCTTAGTACTTTAGTTATCGGATATTGCGCCGATAGTGAATTTTTTGCCTGGAATGGTGTCGTCATTAATACGCTTACGAACAGGAGCTGGAGGGGTAATAGCTTCTTGAACGATTGAATCAAGTTGGTGAATTTGTTCATCTTTCTGTTGGATTACTTGTTTGAGTTCTTTTGTAGTCGCAACCAAAGTATCATTTACATGTTTGATTTCTTCGTTTTCTTGAACAACTTCAGCTACAGTTTCTACTGTGACCTGATGTTTATGTCCTATATGACTTAATTGACCTAATACTAAAGCTAAACCTCCACCTAGAAGACCTAGCATAACTGTACCTTTACCTATTTTCATTTTTTACGAGTTGTACGTGAACGGGTTGTTGTACGTTTAGGGGCTGCTTCCTCTAAAATGATGTCTTTTAGATCACGCAATGCTTCTGTATTATTATCAATACTAGTTTTTAGGTGCTGCTGATCTCCACGAATGTAGTCAGTCATTTCTCTTTGAAGATCTTCTAGTTGCTTTTTTAATGTATCTTCTGATTGTAGTTGGCGTTTTAACATAAACCACAATGCTGAGCCTAGACCTAATGTGATTACACCCAATGCTCCGTACTGTGATAATGTCTCAAATACACCTAACGATTCTGCTTGTAGTAGTACCATTTAAGTAAAAAATTTAGTTCAATTATATGTATGTATTAAAGACCTAAACTTTTTAGTTTTTGTATAGTTTCTTCAGCTGATTTATGGAGTATACCTATTCCCCCCTTGTTTTCCCATTCTATGATAGTATCAGGTCTATCATCAATTAAAATAGCATTGGGTTTAGCGTAATCTTGTTTATTAGCTCGTGATGCTAATATAAGTTTAGTACCAGGAATATGTTTTTTTACCCATAGTCTTTTCCCTAACCTAGATTCATTATTACGGGAAGGTGCTGAGAGTAATGTTGGTTTATATTTTTTGATATATTCCCATAGTTGTTTTCCATCTTGCATCCATGGAATCCCTACCCAAAATCTTACTCCGATTTTATTGTCTATAAAATTCCAGAATTGTTCAATACCATATTTTTGTTCATACTGATCAGGACTCATTTTAGCTAATTCCATAAATCTTTTATCAAAGTCAGCAATAACTCCATCCATATCACAGTATATGACATAATTTTGAGATTGTTCTTCTAGTCCTTGAGCTAATTCCCGGGCATATTGATTTATACCAAATGGGTCTTTATTTTTCTTTTCATTTAAACTATCAGTCCAATTTCTAAATGTCATTGTGCCTTTTAGATTAGCTTCTTTTTCTAAATTATTTATATGATCGTCTTCTAGAGTATTTGTAGTAGAAATATCACCTAATCTACCTTCAATATTTTGCATGTGATGAATCATTTCATGAGAAAAAGAACGCACAATATCTTTAGGGTGACGCCCATAAGTATATACTACAATTGTTTTTTTATTTGGGTCATAATGAGCAGTCTTGCCTAAGAAATTTTCTGCATTGGATACATCATCACCTATAAACTTAACTGATGGTAGAGGTTTAATATTGAATCCTTTTTCAATCATATGCTGAGTTAATTCAGCACATTTTTGCATTACATCAATAGAGGGTATAGTATTTTCATTTAATTTCTTATACCCTGATCCATATGGAGATGACTTACCTTTATGATTAGGGGCCACATTTTCTTGAGTATCATTTAAAATATTATCTACTATGATTCTATTTTCTTCTCTAAAAACATTAAAATCAGATGGGACTACATTAGTGATAAATGAAGTATAATAATCCACTCTATCAAATTCTTCCACCTCCTTTATCAAACTTGAACTAATAATATCTATAATTTTTTCAATATCTTGATCGGAGATATCGGACGGAAAGTAAGTTATTATCTCAGATTTATCACCAGATTTTAGTGCTTGTCTTGCTTTAGTACCACTAATATTGGATATAGGGGTAATTATGTTAGTGGCAGTTATATTAGGGTATTTTTCAATTGTTTTTGTACGATTTACAAAATCTTTTAAATCATCCTCATTTCCTTGTCTCCCTCCTATAATCCATATGATATTTTCATCTGGATTTTCTTTTGAATAATCAAACACAGATTTAATAGGAGAAGGAACAGGGATAACTTCCATATTGACTGGAAGATATTTTTTGTAAATGTTCCATATTTGGACTGCTTGGTCTTGGGTAATTCCATCTCTAGTACCTGATCCTACAAATATGATGTATTTGTTTACTTGAGGATATTTTTCTAAAGATTGTTTAACTACTGCTAAATGACCTTTAGTAGGAGGTTTAAATCCTCCTCCATATATTAAAGTTGTATTATCTTTTAATATTTCATTAACTAATATATATGATATTTTATTCATTTATTGAAGAATGATTTAATTTTGGATTGGGCCTTTTCTTTAGATATTGAGGAATTAATTATATCTTGAGTTTGATTGGATGATAAAATATTTTGAATATCTGAGTATAGTTTTTGGGCTTGTCCTTCTGATTTAGCTATTTCTTTATCTGTTTTAGGTTTAGAGTCTGTAGGTCTAAAAGGATAGATATATGTTTGTAAAATATCTTTTATATCCTTTATATTTTCTTTTTCTCCAGTATTTGATACCGATATAAAATTATTACCAAACATTTGTTTATATGTATTGAAGTTTTTAGTCACTTCATTCCATGTTCTTAAAACTATATTTGGGTTTAAACTTCTATCTTGTCCTTTGGATTTGATAAATCTTTCTTGATTACGTGTTAATGATGTTGTTAAATCAGTATAAACATATAACATCATAACCTCATACCCTGCTGATTCTAATTGAGATTTAAGTTCAGAAGTTTGCTTAGAGGATGCTGATGTTCCATCTAGGATAAAAGACTCACGGTTGGAAATAATGTTAGGGAGTTGCTCTTTTTTTAACTTTTGAGTGGCTTGAGCCATGGCTTGAGCATATTTACTCCTATCATCAGCATCTGCTTGTTTTTGATCTAGAGTAAAACCCATTTCTTTAGATAATGCTATAACAGTATCATCAACATTAAGAGTTTTTATATTATCTAAACCTAAATTATTTAAAATAGAACCTTTTCCAGCCCCAGGAGCACCTGCTAATAGCAATGCTTTGGGGCTAGATTGGATTTCTTTTAATAAATTAGTTAGTTTAATCATTTATTTTATTATACGTATACTAACTCTTTATTTGTTAATTCATATAATTGTTTATTTAACCAAATATCAAGCTGTTTATCCTTAACGTCAGCTGTTAAATTTTCTTGAATACGATTAAATACTGTCCATATGTCGTTACCTTCATCTTCTACTCGATTCACTTGTAATAATGCGTTTGGATTGAATTTTTCATCATTTTCATCATGAAGTAATTTAGCTGCGTCAAATGCTAATTTATTTATTTGTTCAAATGTCAAATTTTGTTGTTTCCAAATATTAAGTTGACTAATAACATCTTGTGATTTTTTATTTATACTATGTATGAAACGATCTAAATTTAGGAAATTAATTTCATTATGCTTAATTTTCTCAAAATCAGCATGTTCATCATATCTAACTAAACCATTACTGCATACCATTCGATACGCTCCTAAACTTATTTGAAGTGGTGAATCTCCTGAGCAACTATTTGAAATTGTAACTGACGAATATGCTTCATCTTTACCTTTACTATTTTTAATAGAAAAATCAGGGTGTGTCATTTGAACATAATTATGAGTAATTTTACGGGTTTTTTTATTACGTTGTTCATCAACTCCATTAATTAACCACCTTCATTTTGAAGTTTTTCCACCACATTAATAGTAGGGATGTAAAATTCTTTTTGTTTAATACGTTGAGTTTTTTTAATGTAGTTAGGATCTAATGTGTTAGCAAAAGCCATTGCTTTGTTTAGATCATTGTTTACTGGAATGAATTTGTACTGCATATTTATTTGTATATTGGTTTAATGTTTCCTTTTTTATCGATTGTATACGATGTAGGTTGTTTTAGGTTGTTTGCTTTATTGTAGCTACCTTTTTTTGTTGATTTACTTCCTGAACAGCTTATAGTTTATGTATTTAGTTATTAATCTTGTTTTTCCATCTCGTAAGAGTAATGTACACTATCTTTATATATTGAAAAAAACACCTTGAAATCTTTATCACAGTCTCTATTTTTACTAAAATGTAAAGAACGTTCTAAACCATCTTTTGAACGTTCAACATTACAATAAGCATCAACCATATGTTTTAGACGATTTGAACCGGCAAAATCACCTGATTTAGTCATTTGTTGAATATTAAGAAATGTAGTGTAATAATTTTTAGAGTTGCCTCCTTTTTTATGTTTATCTTGAAGATTCAAGAACCAAAACTCAGCATTACTCTCAGTTGTACGATATGCATCTTTATACATTTCGAGTACCTCAGCGATTGAATCAATTGCAATTACATCATAACCTTGTTCAAACACATATTCTAATGTTTCTTTAACACAAGATGAATAATTTTTTAAAAATAATGTTTGAACACAATTAAAAGCAGGCATACGTCTACAATATTTATAATGTGCAATTTCATCCATTTCTCCACTAACAAATAATACTTTCAAACCTTGTTGAGTTAACTTAGATAAAACATCAAGCACAATTGTTGATTTACCTGAACCTGGACCTCCTGCTAACATCATATTAGTACCAGGCATTAAACCACCCTCAGTAGAAAATATAGTATCAAGCTCGGTGCCTGTAACCATTGGTTTAAATAAACTTTCACTAAAGTTTAATTCATTCCCTCTAATTAATTTAACTAAATTAGGGGTAAAAGTTACAGTAGGTTGTTTTTGTTTAGATGGTCGACCTCTTTTTGTTGTATTCATAACTGTTTTTATTTCTTATATAAATATAAGAATAATATTTCAGCTAGCCAAACATATTTGAAGGTAAGATACAAAGTCTTGTGACACTTCTTTATTTTTGATTATACTAGATATTTCATGAATATTTATTTGAGATATTTTAGTCTCAGTAATAAGATTTTTTAATGGAGTTAACGTAGATTCAGCCAGTATTCCAAATTCAGGATCATCTCCATAATCCTCCATATCATTTAAATATAATATGATATACTCGTTTAATTTATCTCTTGATATGTTCATAGATCAATGATTTAATATATTTGACAATTTCGTTTAACTTTTTAATTTGACTATTTAGCCAACTTAATCTTTCACCCATTCTTTTTCCATCCATAGGAGTTTCAATATTTTCCTCAGGGATATATTCTTTTAAAGGTTTCATATATTCTGCACCAGTTAAGAAAACAAATTTATCAGAGGAAGGATTTATACCTGAAGATTTCATCTGTTTGATTACTTCTGCTCCCCATGTCTTTTTCTCATCACTTTTCATAGTTTTAAGAGTTAAATCATATGGTTCTAACTCTTTATTCATAGGAACAAGATGATATTTGGCTGATAAAATAAACATTTTATCTGGTTTTAAAGATTTACCATACTCCATAGTTTTCTGAAACATAGGAGAAGGTGAGTAAAGTTGATATGCTGGGGATTTTTTATCTAGCTTAGATTTAGTACAGCTTAAAAGGACTATTCTTGACATTTTATTATATATATGCTAGAAGCCTCTTGTAATAGCTTCAGCTACATAAATACCATGAGCTCCACTTACTGTAATTCCTCTAGCACTTAATGCGTCTCCTACAAAATGAACATTAGGATATTCTGTCAAAGATAGATTATTATAATTAACAAGAGGTTCAGGACTTAAATATTTTACTTCAGGCATATAAATACCCCAATCATCTCCTATCTCAGGAAATACTGTTTGTAGATTTGTAATAAAATCTTCAATATATTGGGCATACTCTTCTCCTAATGCATCAAATAAAGGATCCATTGTATCAACTTGAATGGCTGATACTGTATTACCCTCTGAAGTTAAGGCTGGTTTACGAGTACGGTTTGGTGAATAGTAGGTTCCAGTACCATTGATTTGGAGTTTTTTAACTGCTTCTCTTGACCATTCAAATGGGTTTTCAATACCTTTAATTTCCATCAAAATACCAAAATTGGTCATATCGTTTCGGAATTGTTCTCCTTTTTTAGCATGACCATTGTAACTAATATCACCATAAGTTTCTTCCACAGCAACATAAGCAGCGTTATTGTTAGTACAGAATGAGCGTAAACTTACATTATCAAATTTTTGATATAGTTTAAAGTCATAACTAATGTCAATTAGTTTTTGAAAGTATTTTTGTGGTGCCTCGTACCTAACTCCAATTTGGACTGATTTTGGTTCTGTAGGTAATTTATATTTAATGGATAACTGTTGAGCAAAATCAATACCTGATTTACCTGCTCCAAATATTAAAGAATCGTAAAATATCTGTCCTCCAGTGAACCATACAGAACATGTTTTAAAATTAACATCTAGAACCTCGGTTTCCCACATAAATTTAACTCCTCTATCAATTAAATATTGATACCAATTTTTAGCAATTTCATGTAAATAATTTGAGCCAATATGCCATACTGGGAATAAACGTAGTCCAAAATATGGTTTAATAAATTCAGGTTCTTCTTGTGGGTCAGACATAAAGATTTCCTCTGGTTTAGGATGGAAACGAGTGAAATTATCCACAACTTCTTTCATTAACTCCATGGCTTTTTCCTCACCACAATATTTTGAAAGTTGACCTCCAATAGCAGTATGGTATGTTAGTTTACCATCACTCCATCCTCCTGCTCCTAGCATACCTGTCATAACTTCCTCAGGTTTACGTTTGAATGGATCACTTCCTTTATCAATAATAGTGATAAGACCTCCAGAGTATCCTTTGTCTATTAATTTAGTGGCAGCATTAATGCCTGCTACTCCTGCTCCAATAATTACAATTTTCTTATTATTCATACTTGATTATGTTTAACTATTAAATATAATAAATTTTGTTTAAAGAGCCAAATAAAAGTGGCTCCAATCTTTCGATCGGAGCCACAGCTTCCATAATATTTTATCTCTTGTTAGAGCACCTGGCTATGAATCAGGCTATATGTTTTGTTTTTTACTTACAAATAAATATTATCTACTTTAGATAACATATTTTTAATACCAATCATATTTATCTTCTAATCTCACTATAAGAGAATTTAAACTTGATGGAGTTAATTTTTTACCTTTATCTAATATATCTGATTTGATATGTTTATTTATGATAGTAAATTCTTCATCTCCATATCCATCTAATTCATCATAATCTCCTTGTACTAAAAAATTACTCATATCTTCTATAGAGTTAAAAGTAGTTTCTTGAACTTCTTCATATAGCTTACCTTCAGCTAAATATTTTTTTAAATCAAAATTGTCCATAATTGTTGTTTTTTAAATGTTTATTTTATTATATATATTAAAGATAAATAAAAAATATTATTAAGACAAATTTCTTTTCACCTCAGTAGGAAAAGAGATAAAAACTGGTTCTGGGGTTGGGTTCTCTAAATCAAATAGTTTTTTAACGGTTTTGAATATATCTAAATTTTCTTCATATGAACGATCTGATTGAACTATTTCCCAACCTTTACCTTGCATTTTTTCTTTATTGAATCTACGTTTAGAGGATTTTAACCATAATATTCCATAATTGTCAATATCTTTTCCAAAACATTCCTCATAACATTTCTTATATATTGCTGTTTGAAGATCATAAGTTAAATGAAGATGATTAGATGTTTTAAAATCTATCAACCATCTTTTACCATCAATTTCACATACAAGATCACAAGTACCTGCTACTTTTATTTCATCTGTAAATAGATGAACCTCGGTTTCAATTAATACAGGATTGTATGTTTCCCAAAACTCAACAAAACGTAAGAACATCTGCCATACCTCTGCTGAGTATCTTGGATTTCCTTTTTCATTTAAAAAATTTAAAGTATTTCCCTCTAAATATTTTTCTATCAAACTATGGACTTGAGTACCTTCTTCTCCTGCCTGTTTTACAATATGTTCAGAGGCATATCCTACTTTCTTTAACCAATCCTCAAAATGTCTTCCTTTAGGATAATACTGTAGAACATAAGTTATAGAAGGATAATACTGTCCATTTCTTTTATAATACCTGGAATCAGGTAAAGTAATTTGTTTATGGTCATCAGATATCTCCAATAAACGTTTGTATGATTTTTTGAATGTACTCATAGTAATTGCATTTTTTTCTCTAATAATCTAGAGAATGTTAAGGGTTTGGCGTTATGTAGAAGGCGAGTAAACTGGATAAATCCAATTTCACCTGGGTCTTTTTCTTCTAAGTCAATTAAAAATACTTGTTTTCCTTCATTTATAAGGGTTTCACAAAACTCTAATGCTTTTTTCACAGCATCTTTATCCAAGGCTATATATATTTTTTTAACTTTAGATTCCACTAATTTAGTCATTAATTTAGGAGTAATGTTTTTACCTAATAAAGGAACAGCGTTTCGTTTTATAGCTAAAGCATCAAAAGGTCCCTCACATAAAATAATAGGTTGGTCCCAATTTATAAAAAATTCAAAAGGAATAATATCTCTGGAAGTGTCAGGATTTTTATATTTTAATTTTGAATTATTAAATGACCTAGATGTGAAATAGTTTAGGTTTCCTTTTTCATCATATGAGGGAATAACAATGGAATTAGCGTATTCTCCTGTCTCGCAATATCCTATATCATATTTTATGATGTCTTGTAGAGTCACGCCTCGTTTCCGCAAATAAACCATGGCATGACGGTATATGATGGAAGATGAATGTTTATATAAAGGGATATATTCTTTAGGTAATGTTAATGAAGTTTTATTTAGTTGTTCTTGTATTTGTCTTGTTTTAGGTAAAAGGGAGGATATCTCCTCTTGTATGTTTTGGGGAACTTTTAAATTTTTAGATAATTTAGTAAGTTTAGTACCTTTATTTCCACATACCCAACAAGCATATTTCTGGAAGTGAGTTGAGTTTTGGTCAAAACAAATCTCAAATTTAGGTTTATGGTGATTACAAAACGGGCAATGATATGAATAATTGCCCCGAGAGGTAGGTTTTCCTACTCCTAAGATTGAATTAAAAACATTTACAAGCAGTTCATTTACCATACATTTATCATGATAATGAAAAATATTTAGATAACCAAATTATCTTACCATAAAGTCAACAGTGAAAAACTTCCCTAAAATATTACTATTCAGATATTTTTTAGGTTGTTCTAAAACTCCAAATGCAAACATGTATTTACATTCATAATATGTTAAGAGTTTTTTATCATAAACTAGCTGAAGGATTTCTCGAGTAAACTCATTTTGTCTCCCCTCTTTAATAGAGGCCTTAATGGAGGTTTCTGAACCATAGTATGTTTTCCAGTCCGATTCTTTAAATACATGTTTAAAAGAAGACTTACGGCCGGGGCCTGATTGTTCAGCTAATTCTTTTTTGGTTAATTTCTTTTTAACTTTATGTTGTAGGGCTTTTTTTCCTACATAAGCTATCCCTGAAGGGATATGAGTTGTAATATAGATAAAACCGTAGGGGGTTGGTTGTCCAAAATCTTCTACACAACTAATTTGTTTTCCTTTATATAACCACATGTTTATCTGTCTAAATTTACTAGTATATTTATGTCTGTTGTACTATCTATTTTTAGGGGTTGGGATAATTTAGCAACAGCTAGTAGATTTTGGCTATCATCATACATTCCAATAGTTGTAAGATAAGGAGTAAAATCTGAACCTGTTGCAAAACTATATATAGCTCCTTCTGAACCTGATAGGAGTGAAGGATTTAATGAGAAATTAAATTCATTTTCTCTTATATTTACTCTATATTGGGTTTCATATAAGGTTATAGAAGAGGAAAAAGAACAGGTCATGTTTGATGCTGCATTTAATCCAAAAATAACCTGATTATATAAAGTAGTAGAGGATAATGAGGCAGTCAACATTGTAACTATACCATGTTCATAAAATATATTACCTACAATTTCATTTACAATATTAATACCACTTGCTTGAGCATTTAATAGTATATTACCTTCTCCATCATCAGTTAAAGTATAGGTTCCTGCTGGTGGGTTATTAGGTATAGTAGGTGGTGGTTTTGGTATTACCGTTTCATATATAAATGAGTTTGGTACTATATATTCCCCGTATAGTCTTGAAGGTACAGATAATATAAAGAATCTATCTGTAGGTATTTGATTAAATAACCTTGGATATGTAACTGAGGTTTGAGCAAAATTTTCTCTAGTTGGTCCTGAGTATGCTCCTACTAATCTATCCCCTTCAGAATCAACTCCAGGTACTAATTGAGCTAATGAACCTGTATCTCCATAACTTGAACTTAAAAAATTGGAATAATACAGGTGTTTTACTGATTCATATAATAACGCAGAGTATTGTTGGCCTGTTGAAGTACCCGTTAGATTCGCTGAGTTAGGGTCAAATAAAACACTAGACGATATTGCCCTATATGTTTCGATACCTATTGGTTCAGATGCACTACCAGAAAATTCTAGTCTCCCCTTAAAAGTAAAGCCTTTGCTTACTTTAAAAGGAGAAACTATTATATCTTGGGTTGTGAACTGCTTATAGGCACTCATTAAAAGTCTAATTTACATCTGATTAGTGCTTCTTTTGTGAAGTCTTTCAATAATGGTCTTGATAATTTAGCTACAGCTAATAACTCATTATTGTCATTATATAACCCCACTGTTGTAATATATGTTTGAGGGGCATTAATAAATAATGGATATATGACTTCACCTGTTGAGCCCGATATATAGCTTGGGTTCGTTGAATAATTAAATTCTGAACTTCTTGGGCGAATAAACACATAATCAGAGGTAATAGTTTCTTCACTATTTAAACGGAATGAGCGAGCACTTATTCCATTAATAGAGTTAAATAATGCACGATTGTTCAAACCATCAGAGTTAACTGAATAAGAAGGAACAAGTTGGATTGATTCACTAATAGCGG